TCCCCCGCCCGGTTGCCAAGACACGGGGAACCATGCGGCGGTGTCCTTCGTCAAGACATCGCCGGGGTTCCCGGTAGCCGGGATTGGCAACCAAGTTAAACTGGCAGACCCCAGATACATGGGGGTCTACCCTAGTTCTACTCGGGCTGCCTCTTGCGCCCGCTTAAACCGCTCAATTCTATCATTGAGAGCCTGCTCACGGCCAAGCAACTGCTGCGCTTCATTGCGCACACGCTTGTCTTCTGCCGTAATCTTGGTGCGTTCTTCAGCAAATGACCGCTCCTTGGCCTCTACTTCTGCCACGCGGCGGTCGAGTTTTGCAGTCAGGGCCTTCGCGGCCTCAGAAATAGCATTGGCTTCGCGCACGATCTGTTGTGCTTTGACTTCCGCATTCTGTGCCGTCTCAGAAGCTTTTTTCGAAGCAGCGGCTACTATGGCGGCGGCATCCGCATTTGCTTTAGCAATAGCCTGATCAGCCCCCTGCAATTTACTCTCAACCTCAGCTCGCAGTCGAACAATCTGGTCGGCGGGACCTGCAAGTTCCACAATTTTTTGTGCCCGAGCCTCAAGATCTTTAAGTTCCTGGACCTTGGCTGTAAACTTACCCGAATCTGCCATCAACGACAGGATATCTTCCAACTGGGAAATACCTGTAAAAGAACCTCCGATAGCCATAAACCCCCCTTAAATTCCGGACTGGACTACAACAAGGGTGGCCGTGCCGGCACCAGCCGATACGTTCAACCGGATACCCGTAGGAGGGGCCATATAATTACCATCAACATTCGCAGAACCCGTGAGGGTAGGATGTGGAAACCACGTTGCCGTAGCAGGGTTGAAAGTAGGGGACCAGATATCATCAAAGGTGTGCTGGACTTGGAAGGTCACAGCTCCGTTGACAATAACTGCAGCACCAATACTGCAGGGGGCATCACGATTGACATCCACTGCAACAACCGGGCTGACACCAACTCCGGTAACAGATACTCTTACTGGACGACTCATTTTTGCCTCCTAAGGCTAAGGGGGCCCCATGGCCCCCGTGCAACCTTAACGCTCCTGAGCGAACCAGAGAGTGTCGATGTCAAGAAGCTCCGAAGAACCGGCGGCTCCGTTACCACGGAAGAACGTCGGGGTGATCGGCGTGTCCGGAACGTATGCCGTGGAGTACGTGACATATCCGATGACGGAGCCATTGACAGCAGCATACAGCCGGTCAACCCCATCATAGTACAGGTCCACGGTGAACCAAGTGTTGATCACCATCGAGCCAAGGGCCAGCGACGTGCTGCCAGTGGTTGCATCCTTACGCAGAACCAGCGACACAGTAGCTGCAGCGTCATTCTTGATGATGTAAATACCATCGGTGGCGTCCAGCGGGGTCGTGTCCGTCAGAACCAGACCCGCAAGAATGCCGCCGTTAGTGACATCATCAGTGCGCACCTTGATGCGACCGAAAAAGCGCTTGCCGACCGTGGGGGTGAACGCCAGACCGGTCTTCTGTGCCGAAACCAGCCACGTGGCCGTCGCGCCATTCGTGACGCGCAGGACACCACCCGCTTCGTCGCGCAGAGCCAGAGTGCCGCCGTTGGCGTTGGTGATGGTCCACTCCGTCGCGCCAAGGTAATTCATGAAATCATTGAAGTACTGGTAATAATCTACCAGAGCCTTCGTGCCGAAAGGAACCGAGTTGAAAACTGAACTCAGGTTCTGGTCACTGACGCCATTGGGCGTACGAGTAACTTCGTTATTGATAAAAGACATTGTAGTAATCTCCGTTAAAAGCCATTTTCATCTGACTCGACAAGGACCCCCGGTTCTCTTCCCGGGGGCCCCACCTTCTATCTAAGGCTTTTCCGTCGTGTGGCTTACAGCCCCGGGGTGCCCCAGACCGTACGAGGGTCCGTGAATCCGGGAATGTAGCGCTCGGTCGCCTTGTAGCGCATGGAATCGGTGTCGAAATCACCTTCCATGCTCTTTTCCAGCTTGCGGCGCATTGCCAGACGCAGACCGCGCTTGGCATCCGTCTGTACCCACCATGCCGTCGTGGAGGTAACACGCGACAGGATCGCGACACCCTTCTTCAGCATGCCAGTCGACTTGACCGGGTTGATGTCGTTATTGTTGGTGCCAGTGCGCAGGACACTCTTGACGAGCACCTCACCCTGGAACACCTGCGACGAACCACCCACGATCTGCGTCGGCGTCAGGCGGATACGCTTGCCGTTGTTGTCAACTGCATTGCGAACCTGAATCAGCATCTGCTCCAGCGACGTCTGCGACAGGGCCGCAGCAGTCGTCAACAGGTTACTGAACGTGCCATTGGCGATCGGATGCGCGCTGTTGTTCAGCGACACACCGTCACCGCCCACCGCGATCGGAATTGCACCGTTGAACGCGAAGTTAAGCACGTTGGCGCACAACGTCTCCTTCGTTTCCACCAGCGACTGGGCCAGATGTTCGGCATAAGTCGTGCCCATCTGGATGTGGTCGCCGTCCTCAGCAAGGACCTTGGTCAGGGCGAACGCCAGACCGTAAACCTTGTAGAGGTAACGCTTGATGAACAGGACACCGCCAGACTGGTACACCACCGGGACGCCATCAGGCAGCTCCGGCGCGGCACCAAATCCAAACAGGACCGGCTCTTCGTGATAGGCACGAGGAGTGCCCGTGAAGGTCTGGAAGACCTGCTCATGCTCGTTGTCGCGCTGGTTATAGATACCGTCAAAGACTTCGTTCAGGATCGGTTCAACGACTGAACGGAAGTCTGTACTGCGCATTGGGACAGCCATTTCTTATATCTCCTTTATTAGAACGCGACCAGATCGGCCACGAACTGATGCTCGGAGATCTGCACTTCGATTATCGGAAATGCATCGCCCCACGCGTTATCGATATACGGTGCAAGCCCCAGAATGCGCAGGCCCGCGCTGCCTACCGCCGTGATGGTCGCAACGTCTGCGCCCACGGTGGAAAGGCCCGTACCCAGACTTCCATTGGCGTCACCATTCGCCGTCCAGTCCAGCTGCGATCCAACGTTGGCGATAGCCAACGTTGCATTTGCCTGAATGTGGTAGACGATTGCCGAGTCTTCCGTGAAGTACGCCACAATTTCGGTCGCGGCGGTGTTCTCGGGCCAATAGTTCGAATAGAACCGCCGACCGACTGCCGTGAACTCACAACCCTGGAAAGAACCCACTGCACGTGCACCCGCCGCTGCTGCGGTGAGGGTGCCGTCAGCAGCAAGCGCTACCGGGGCAAACTGGAAGATGTTTGTCGCATACGTCGTCGCGATCGTTCCCGCAGTTGGACGGATAGTCCCAGAAGGATGATACGACGGCCGCAGGCCAAACGGAAAGTTTTCAGCTGACATTATTCCGCTCTCCTGAAATTAATTGCCTAACCTGCCAGCTGCGCATTTGAGATTTTAGCCCTCAAACTTGCCGCGAGCAGGTCCTTTACCAAGCTGCAGCGTACCTTCCCCAACCATCGGCGCTTTGCCCGTTTGCGACTTGGCCTGTTCAGCGATTACCTCAGTGACAGCCCGCAGACGCTTTTCTTCATTCAGGGGCGCATCGTGATGGGCCTCCTGCATGTAAGCCTCGTACAGGTGCATCGGGATTTTTGCCGCGACCATTTCGTTGACGCCGATATACCCCGCGTATGGGCCGGTTTTCATGGAAGTGTGTTCAAAGCCAGGAATTTCTTCCGTGCGGATGAGCTCATACCCCATGCGTTCCCGAGCCGCAATTGAATCGCGAGGATTCGTCGTTGTCAACCAGCAAATGTGAAAGCCATCCATATGTGGGATGTTCGGTAGTGCAGAATCAAATACGGAATTCTTGAAAGACGCAATCCGCTCGTCATCAAGCGTACGTTCACGCGTGTTGACTTCACGTGCCTGCGCATGGCGGCTCGTGTTAGCGTTGTCATCCGACAGTCGTTCCTCATCCTCATGAGCTTCGTCACGATCCGAGTCGTGGAGCGTCGGCAGGTCCTCTTTTTCGGACTCGCCCTGATCCACGTAAGTTCTATTTTGCTTTGCCATTGTCAGCTTCCTCCTAAGAAGCTAATCCTACTTATTCAAACCATGTTGCTTGTCATACGCGATATAGCGTTTGATCATCTTGTTGCGCAAAGGGAGATCTTCCCAGATGCCCGCATCAACCATCGCCTGCTTGCGCTCAGCGGAGATGCGGTACGTCTTGGATCCATTCCCAGAACCACTGGCGCGACCATTGACTGCAGAAATAGCCGGGCCACCCTTGGCCTTGCCATTCACCGCGCCCTTCTGATCTTTACCTTTGCCGACCGGCGAGCCGTGGTCACTATCACCATCCTCGTCATCATCCTCATCCTCGTCATCGTCCGTGTCATCCACGTCTTTGAACTTGTGAGGAATCTCGGTCTTCAAGCGCTTCTCAAGCTCGACCCAGAATGCAGCCTGATCGGGACGGAAACCCTCACTGCGAAGGGCCTGATCCGCCCGCAGAGCGGCTTGGGATTCCTTGTTTTTGCCGTCAAACCAGTCATGTCGACTAGCAAAGATACGAGCATTCTGCTGGGCGGTACGCTGTGCAACAGCCTGTGCTTCAGCCGTGGTGCCCTCTTCGGCCCTATTACCATCCGCTTCCTGCACTTTGCCGCCCGGAGCCCTGCCCATCGCGGGGAGGCTCTGCTTGGCGAACTTGGCCTGCAGCATGCGGTCACGAATCTCATCACGAAGTCGATTGGCGCGGACAATTTCGGCCCCGTCGGAAGCAGTAACTGCTGCCGCGATGACTTCATCCACCTCATCCAACTTCTCTTGAAGAGCTTCAAGCGCTGCATCAATACGCCCAGCCTGCGACTGATGGGTTAACTGCTGTTGACCCTGACGGATCTTGGCAACTTCACCTTCCAACTTCTCATTCTGTCCACGAAGGAATTCAAGCTCCAGGATGTTCCGGCGAGCCCATTCCTTCTGATTCTTACGTTTCTTGCGACGGGCTTCACGCTTTTCGGCGCGCACTACCTCGTCATTGGCTGCATCGGGATCGGCCCCTAGGCGCTCATCCTCTTTCTTCGCAACCTTGTCATCGGCTCCGCCTTCGGTGCCCTCATCATCGGCATCATCATAGGCGACCTCCTCCGCTTGGGTCTCACCACCTATCTCGACCATGCCCTCTTCGTCGTCTTTGTCAAGCGACATTTAAGCCACTCCTAGATGAAAGAAATCACTTCGAGGGGATTCTTGACCATGCATGAGAACTGCAGGTGATCATAGGTAGCAAACATGGCCACCTCACCTTTAGTACCCGGCACGGGAACCTCGAAACGATCTCCACTAAATTTCGGGCATCGTACATAGTCCCCCACTCTGAACCACGGACCTTCCGGCCAGTCTTTTCCAGTGTTGGGGCTCTTGAAAGCCATCGGCCCGATTGCGATGACCTTACAAACCTGCGTGTTGGCCGCGATTGTCTCCCGGGTCTCATCTGCAAGGATGATACCACCCCGGGTCATTTCTTTCGCAGCACGGATCTGCACAAGGATTCGAGAACCGAAGGGGACATGCCCCGAGTCCACGTCCGGAAACGCCTCTTCAAGCGTCTGGTCGAACATGGCTACTACCGGTCCAAAATTCTGTGAAGGTGAGGACATTATAACTCCCGTTGGTCAGCTGCCTTCTCGGCGGCTTCTTGTTTCGCCTCTTCGGCTGCCAGGGCTTGAATGGCCATTGATAGGCCCTTGTTGACCCCAACTACCTCGCCGTAGTCATATGCTTTCTTCCCCTTCGGACTGAGAAGGGCACTTCTGCGATAATCATCCTGAAGTTTCAAGATGATACTCATCGCTTCTGTGTTTTCGATTGGCATATGTCAGCCCGGATTAGAACACACTAGAATACCCGGCGTCCAGTATCCGGGAGCCGAAGCCCCCGGGATACCTAGAACTTGATCCATCCGAATAGAAAATCAAACAAGCTCACTAGGAAGTCTATTAATTTATTCCCGTGAGCACCGGAGGGTTTGGGACGGGGGCGGCCACAGTCTTCGTCATCACGTTGGAATATGCCGAAGAATTACCGAAAGTATTGGTGTGCTTGGCACGGAAGCAATAAGTACCCGGGCCAAGATCCGGCAACGACTGCGAAGTTGCTGTACCTGCTGCCTGCACCTCTCCAATAAGCCCCAGAAAATCGGCCCCATTGCACGTCCCATACTGGAGGGTGGTCTGGGTGATTGACCCCGGCCCCGTAGCAGGAATGGCACTGCCGTCAGTATTCTGAGTTGCATTGGTCCACGTTCCAGTGAACACCGCCGCCAACACCGGTACCGCAAACAAAGCGGCAATCATGACCAAAAACACCTTAACACTCGTCTTCATCTACACTCTCCTAACCGTTAAATGCCAGGGGAAGAATCCCCACCCGTCGACCTCGCGACCTTTTCACCAGTCTCGATTTCTGCTGCGCTGATGACCATGGCAGTCTGGTTATCGTCCTCATTCATCTGCAGATCCGCTGCAACCCGTGTCTCTAACCGCTGATTTTCAGCCTGCTGCTTCTCAGACTCTCGCTCATTCGTGGCCATGACCTTCAACTGTTCGCGGCGATCCTGCGCCTCAATGTTTTCCTTACCAAGCATCAGCTGACGCTGGGACCGAATATCCGCCGCCTGCGTCGTCTCTCTACGGGCTTGAATATCCGCGACCTTCTCTTCCTTGCGAGCTTGTGTGGCCTCGCGTCGCGTCTGATTGTCGAGCGTAGCCTTTTGTATTGCCGCCTGTGACGGATCCATGACCGGCGGGGGTGCGTACTGCTGAAGGACCTGCTGCGCCTTTTGAACAGCCTGAATGACCTGCAGCTGCAAAAGATCTCGCATGTCGGGCCCTGCCGCATCGAGCACATCCGAAGAGACTACGGCAAGCAACTTGTCCATCTCCACGTTGACATCGGAATTGTTCATCTTCATGAAGTCCACGATATCAGTGCCACCCTCAGACATCGCCGCAAGTGGTCCCTTAGATGCCTGCACCGAAGTCTGCAGACCCTCGAACACCTTGGACACATAGTACAACACCAGATGCTCCTTGATGTGCTGGAGTATGACTGGCAGAAAGCCCGGGGCGATGATGGGGAGGAATCCAAACATCGGTGACTGCATGAACTCCAGATGCACCTGCAGATGGGCAAGGTGGTCCTGCTCCGGCATCGCCACGATGGGACGGCCCAGCGCCGCCGCCATGTTCTCGTTTGCCGCGTTCATCTCGACGGCCCGCTGTTCGGGGGCCAAGAAACGATCCGGATCAGCGATCTTCAACTGCTGTAGTACTTGCCTTTCAACTTCGCGTGCATTGTATAGCTGGGGCTTGGAGTCAGCACGCTGGGCCAGCGCCTGCGTCTGCGCCATGCGATGAGAATCAGATGGGATGTTTGGATCGGACACCGGCACAACATCCATCGGGCCGTTGAAATCGGACCTGTATGCCAGGATTTCACCGGCCTCATTCTTGATCTCCTGATCACTCAAATACATCCGGTTGATCCGGAATAGGGTTTCAAAAGCGCGGCGCATCGCATAATGCTGACGCGCCATGATCGAGGAGACGACCGTCAGGCCCTGCTCAAGTAGCGCGTAAGTGGTGCCCACGGGCAGGTTGGTATTGTTCTCCGACAGCTTCTCGAAGGTCGTACGCACCACGCCCTCGCCCGAATCCACGAGGAACGTCATGAGCTGATACAGGACGCTCGACGGCTCGTTATAGGGAATAGGCATCATCAACTTGCGCAGATCGTCGGCCCCGACCCCGCCTTCCAGTTCGTATATCTGGGTGGGAGAGAGGGTCTTGCTCTGCCCCCCGATCCCGGACCCTTTCAGAATGACGGCGGTGGGGATGTTGTTGACATGCGCGGAATCGAGCAGCGCCCGCAGAGCACCAGTGGTGGCAGCAGCCAATCCGCCGATGAGGTGTACAAGTCCGATGTTGGACTCTTCCCATGGCACAAAGGGTAGCTCGGTGAGCCAGTGCATACGCTGGAAAGTCGTGTCGTCCTCTTCCCAGTTGCGAATGACACCCAATACGCGCTGGGTTTCTTCACAGATGTACACAAGGTACGGCATGTACCCGGTCTCACCCTCGAAGGGGGAACCTTCCAGAGCTGCCTCCACATCCTGCAACCAGACATTAACCACGAAGATACGGCGAACGCCATCTTCGTTCTTGACTGTTTCCGTCTTACCCTCGACCTTCTCACGGGCCTTTTCAGCAAGGGTGGCATCCGGAGCCTGAGATGGGGCGACTGAAGCCAGACCATCCTCAAAATAGATCCCCTGATCTACTCGGGATTGGTAGGTCATCTCGGTAATGTCATCGAGGATGGTGATGCGCTCAGCGGAATAGAAGTCATTCGCTTCTGCCGCGATGATCACCTTGTCGATGTTAACCAGCTGCACAGTCGTGCGCCGCAGGATCGGATCGATCGGAATCCAGTGAAGATAGGCGGACCCATTCAGAGAAGCCTGCATCTCGCCGCGCTCAAGCCCAGTGCGAAATTCCTTCATCTGCTCGGTCAGCTGCCAATTCAGGCACCGGGCTACACGGGTGGCTTTTTCCTGCCTACGACGCGTAGTAGTACCCACGATATGGGCTTTCACGGGGCCGGTGGCGGGGAATATCTCCTTCATGACCCGGGCTTGGTAGTCCACCGCCGCCTGGGCGATCATCGGGTGCGCTACACGACTTGCCCCCTGGAACTGCGCCCCACCGGGGGCGTCGTTCGAGAAGCCCGTGCGCTTGATACCTTCCGCATACTGCTTGTCACGCGGTGCGCGGGCCTGAACGTCGTCATCAATCTTGTTGATCAGGTCAAGAGCGATGTCGTTGAGCATCTGCCGGTTGTTTTCATTCTCTAGCAGCTGTGGTACGAGGTTGGCGTAGAACGCGGCAACTTCTGCGTCTTCCTGTTGGTCAACTGTGATATCCACCGATCCGTCTTCATTCTCGGTCACACCCGACTGGTCATCCCCGAGATTGATGTCTACAGTCCCATCTTCATTTTCGACTGCCATTCCAGCCATTGTCTCTATGCCACTGTGGTCCGGGGTCTCTTCGTTCCCACCAATCATTGGAAAATCAGCCATAAGGATGCTCCGTGTGAACCGCTTCTGCCTTATTCAATTCCTCGCGCTCACGGCGTTCGGCTCTTGCTTCAGGTGTCTCGACGGTCAGGGTAAAGATAAATCGTTTCATGAAATAGCGTAGGGCCTGCGAACAGCAGTCTACATACTCATCGTGCTCGGTGGTACCGCGCCCATGATAGGCGCAGATCTGGGAAATGGCCTTGTCCGCCCAACTGCGCGGTTCACCGGGCCGGAGGTTACTTTCAACTGTCCACACCCGCCCGTGCGCGAACATGGGGGACACTTCGTGGAGTCGGGCAAGCTTGTCAGCTCGACCGGGGTTGTACGGCTCCATCAGGATGTTTTCTTGCGCCATCATCTGGCGCAGCGAAATACCTGAGCCTTTATCTTCCACGAGAATCTGGCCCACGGGCGTCCCGTTCAAGACAGGTTTCTCAATGTAGGCGGACGGGATCAGGGGCTGCCCGACCAATGGCTTGTCAACCATTCCATAGCGCTTTCGGCACTCCTCGCGAACCTTCACTATGAGCTCGGGCATGCCGAAATAATCATCCCATGCATCCAGCATCATGACATGGAGCACATTATCCTTCTCAAACAGCCCCCACACTTCACATCCCGTGGGGTCATTCTGCTGTTCCTTCGGGTCATACGTCTTCTCGGTGAAGGCGGTGTCCAAGGATAACACGATGTGGATGAAGTGCGGGAGGCGTTCTTTGCTCGGCCACAGGTTCCACTGCGACCGCACGACGATGCCATCCTCCTCCGGATCGATCAACTCCCCTTCAATTTCCTGGCGACCCAGCTTGGTGCCACGGTACTTATTGATTTCGTCATAGAAGGATTGGGCCAGATGCTGCTTGTTCTCATCGGTGGACCCCAACACCATGAAGTGCTTCTTCCCATCAACCGCTTCCGAGAGGGCCTTGATGAGGGGCACGGGCTTGGGGGTAGTGGTCCACACAAGACGGGTCTTCTTTCCGAGGCGGTGACCAAACTTCAGGTTCGACCAAGTGGACTTTGCATTACTCCACGAGCTTACTTCTTCCGCCCATACGAAGTGACACTGGGGGCCGCGCAACTTATCTGGGCGCTCGGACCCGAACCCACGGATGATGTGCCCGTTGTACAGGTAAATGAGCAGGTCAGACTTGTTGTAGTCCGTGATCAGGATGCTGGGCATGCAGGCCAACAGACCCGATTCACCCTCGAAGCAAGTATAGCGCACGTCATCCCGGGTCGGGGCCACCACATGGGTGAACGCGCCCGGGAAATCACAGGCATTCAACCCCACCCAATTGGCAGCGGATCGGGTTTTACCAAACCCGCGCCCGGACCGGATGCCCCACGACACCCAATTATCGGTTGCCTTCGGTCCCCATATGGGATCGTCCGGGGGCAGCTGTTTGGAACGCGCTGTCTGCCGCCACTTTAAACGCCATTCGAGAATAGCAAGCTCTTCACGTGATAACTCATTCAGGTCTTCACGGAGCTGCCCGGGGTCAAACTCCATTTTCCGGGCCGTGGCGGACACTACTTTGCCTTCGCCTTGACTTCTACGGGATCATTCTTCCGGGGATCAATGGCTTTATTGAGGAGCTCAATAACTGTATCAATAGTCTTCTTTCTTTCCTCTACCTGAATGGCCCCACCATCCCGGCCCGTTACTTCTACCTTGGTGGGCGGTGACCATCCGGCCCGGTTTTTCAGCCAGAAAGACTGTGCCGTGACATCCCCATTACGCGCGTTCTTCAGGAGCGCCGCGCCCACTTCCGCCGACACCATGCGCAAGCCATTCTCAAGCTCCTGCCTATAATGCATCTCGATTTCATACGGGGTACACCGCATGATATATGCTATATCATCGGACTGCAAACCGCAGGCGGTCATAGCCATTACTTGATGGCGCGAGTCTGCCGTGGGCGCATGGTGCCCGGTGGAATCATATACCCTGACCTCACTGGCCATTGACTGACTCCCTGGCCGCAATCACTTTGTCGCGGGCGGCGTACTGGAGACTCAGCAATACAGCCTGCATCGAACAGAAAGTGACCGGGGCCCGGAGCTGGGTGGCAACGCGTATCCCCCAGACGGCGGCGGATACTGCAAGAGGTATATTATAGGAGGGACCCATTGTGTTACCGCGAAAAATAGATGGTGGGGAGAGACCGGAGGATGCCTACCCGTTCCCGCAAAAAAATAGGCATACCATACCTGAGGTCAAAGGAGCAAAACCCCCAAGTACGGATCTTACAACCCCGGCCCCTCCCCATAGACTTTTTCCAGTGACAAATACACATGCCACGACAACGGGGACACTTGATGGGGGTTACACGCCAAACGCCCCGGGCCAATGGGTCTGCTAGCATGACGATGGGACCCAGATTTTGTTGTCCCCGCGAGGTGTGCCGGGGTCTTGCGCCTGCCGCTATGTTTTCGGCTGCATAGCGGGTATGGCGCTGTATCCTTGACGATAGAGCAAGCCACCTGCCCCCCGCCCCAAGCCAAGGCGCAAGGCGTAAACCACAAGCGAAGGCAGAGCACAAGATGCGCGACATGGTGGCAAGCCACGTGCCAATGCCCGGGGGCGGGGGACTTGCGGTTGTCGTTGCTGGGCAGGGGGCACAGTACACGTTGGCACAACGCTTGCCCCTTGACCCCGGCCCCACTTGGCACGTTGCTTGCCCCACAACCCCAAGTGCAGGCGGAACGACCAGCGGCCCAGCCCCTGTCTGGCACGACTCTTGCCGATCGACGCGGTACTTGCGCTTCAGCTCCACCTGTGCTTTACCTTCTGCCTCCCGACCCATGGCCCGGAGTCTAACACGGGGGACCAGTGTACGTC